GCGCCTGAATATGTGGCAATAGTACCGGAGCGGAGCCGGGGATTGCAAGCTCTGCCGCCAATGTGGTAGCGGTCTGGCCTACCGTGAGCCGCTGCAACTGCTGCTGATAGTTCTGGATTTGCGTCTCATATTCGGTTTTCGTCTTGCCGAACTTCTCGTCGTAGCTCTTGCGAAGCGACTCGACATCGCCAGACTTGGCCAATGCTTCGGCACGTTCGCGCTCTGCGGCTTCTTCGATTTCTTTGGCCTTTCGCTTGGCGGCCTTGGACTCGTCCATCAGCTCATCCAGCTTCTTTTTAAGGCCGGAGACATCAGGCAAGCCGTCAACCTTTAGCCTGAACTTCCCGTCCTTTTCTTCGTACAATCCCTTAACGCCATCTTCCAGACCTTCGATTGTGTCAAGTTCAAGTTTCAGCATTACAGTGCCCTCCGGGCGTTTGTGTGGCCACCAGCCACGGTTACAAGCCAGCGCGATTGAACGCGACCGGCTCTAGTTTCTTCATCTCATCAAGCGTAAGCGGCTCGAAATTGCGCCCTAGCTGTAGCTCCTGGAATCGCTGCGCCGACAGCCCGCCATCGCGGAGCAATTGCGCACGGACAGGCCCGATAGCTTCGTTCTGAAAGTCTATTGGCTGAGTCTTTAGCCATTCGTAATAGCTCAGGTTCGCCGGAACTGGCCCGTCTACACTGACGCGGGTTGCGCCTTGCCGCAATGTCTCGCGGATGTACTTGTTGTTGATGACGGGGACAGTGCTAGATCGGCAATTAGGGTGAAGCGGCGGAAGCGGCCCTTTGCCGATTTCAAACTCTCGCGAATCCAAAGCCTGGCATTGCGGCGTTGTTCTGGCGTCCAGGGTTGATACCCACTCATACCGCGCCACGATGTCGGCATTCGCGGCGTACACTTCATTGCGCGCCACTTGAGCTACATGCTGGATTGATGTGCGAACGACCGTCTCCGCAGAGCGGCGCGTCACATCAATAATGCCATCCTGGTAGCCGTTCGCTTTCGTGCCGATGATGTCTTTTACAATCTGCTGATTTGTCCGACCCTCGAAAAAACCTTGCCTGACTGAATTCTCGATGGCCGTCACTGAACGGCTCGACCACTCGGAAATGAACGGCTCCAACAGCGTGGCGGTCTTGCCAGATGTCATTGGTCGTGCGATAGCTGCCGCGTATATCTGGTTCGCGGCTGGGGTTACTACGTCAACGCCCTGAATCAAAACAGCATCAAGCGCCCGCGTCTCGTATCCGCCAGCGAAGTCGGCGTAGTCCTTCATGCCGTCGGTCATGGTCTGACCGGCTTTTCCATAAATTGCAGTAAGTTCCGTTCGGATGGTCTGCAACTGTAACTCAGCGCGGCCACGCTCCATGTCGGTTAGCTCGCCCTGACTCAACCGGCGACGTATGACATCGGCAGCCTGTTTAAGGAACGTGGCCAGCTTCTTGACCTCGCCAGCCTTGAGACGTTCCAGCATTACCTGCTGTCGTGTGGCCAGCGATGTGATGGCTGTCACAACTCAATACCGCCGGTATTGGTCAGTTCGTCAATTTCTTCCTGCGTCCGTTCAGCCTTGATGAGGCCGGCGCGCTTGAAGTATTCCTGAACGTCCTGCTTAGGAACGGTGCCAGACTGCCACGAGGCGACAAGTGCAGACACCATGGCCGGGTCCAGAGACGGCACGACGTAATCAGTAGACAGTGTAAACGCGCAGTCCCCAGCGCCACCCATGAAGGCTTGCGCCCACTTGAGCGCCAGCGTGTAGGCTTCGGAGACGTTGCTGGCAGAAAGCGACACGACAGAATGGGATACTGATTGCTCTCCACTTGCCTGCGTTGCCGTCTTGACAGCCTCGCCAGGCGTAATGAGTCGAGCGCCTAGCGCAATCATGCGCTGTTCAAGGTCTGCAAGCTCTTTCTGGATTGCGGTGTCGGCGGTCACCGTGGCGTAGGTGAAGTTGCCACCAGCCGGCAGAAGGAACGGAGCGCGGGATCCGACAACGATACCGTTCTTTTCCAGCCAGTCGCGCCAGTCTGCGTCAAGGCCTGTGATGACCGGTTGCGGCTGTCCTGCGTAGTACAGCGCGTTGTACCAGTCTGCCCCGAGTTGATAATGCTTGCGATTGACCGCAGCAAGATCGAACAGCGGAGCCATGTCGATGCTGCTGTCGTTGTTCACGGCCCCGATGAATGTAAACGGGATGGACGCCCACGGATTGCCGGAAGCATCGAGCGGGACGGATTCGTCCACCACCTCCCAGAATCCGGTTACCTTGTTCTTGCGCCAGAGTCGAACCTGGTACACGCCATCCAGCCGAAGCTCTCGGAGTTGCCGCACCTCCTCATTGGCGAAGTCGCCTGCCTCGCTGGCCTTCTCTGACAGCACGACAAGCGAAAGCACAGACTTCCCGCCTACGCGGGTGTGCTGCCAGTTGATAATGTCCTCAGCGTCATAGTGGCAGATGTTCGCCCTGATGATGCCGGACTGCATATCAGCGACAGAGACAGCGCCATCCACCTTCGGAAAGTCCACCAGCAAGCCAGCGCGCCCTGTGGTCAGCACGTCCTCAAGGCTTTTTTGTGACTGCTGATAGATAGACAGGCCTTTGCCGTCGGCATCCTCTGCCATGTATGCCAGGTTTGCCGGTACAGTCAGCGATGGTGGCGTCATGTAGGCCATGCCGATTAGTGACTGACGGGTGCGGCCCACGACGTTCATGTACATTGCGCGCTGCTTGTATCGCGTATAGATGGCTTCAAGCTCTTGGCGCGTCTCGCCGCTGGCCACGACTGGATTGGGTAGCAGCTTCTCGCCGGCCCGCTTTACGGCGGCCTCGCCTTTGCACAGTGTATCGACAGCCTCCCATTCTGGCAGTGCTTCATCGTATTCTGGCCGCTGGTAGGATACGTCTGCCATTAGTATGCTCTCTTGAGGCTGATTCCGATTGGTGTTGCAGGTTTGACCACTGGCATTTCAAACACGATGGGATAGCCGGTGGCGTCGTTCTGGTGGTCGAATCCGCCAGACTTGTCCGGCTCGCCGTTCTTGTCGTATGCCTGTTGTTCCAAGCATGATACAACAGATGGGCACATGCGGTCATTAACCCACATGGTACCATTAGTCAATGCGGTATTCACTGCCAGAATGCGGTCTTTGACTCGCGGGTTGGTCGCGTTCACTTTGACCGTGAATCCGGCCTGTTTAAGCAAGGATATGTCTGACTCACTGGCATTGACTGTCTTTCGGCTATTCCCACTGGCGTCCGGGTAGATGGTTAGCTTATGCCCTGCGTACCGTTCCTTGAGCGTCTGGCATAGCGCTGGCGTGTCGTAGATGCCGGTTAGCTGATCGACAGCGTGCCAGCCATTAGGCCGGCGAACATAGACGGTAGAAGCCATCGCGCCAACATTGAAGTCCTGACCGATGTAGAGCGGCTCCAACTCACGGATAGTCTCGGTTGACCGGCAGCGTTCGCGGTCGTAGGCGTTATATATCGTCCCTGTGGTCAGGTTGACGAAGCGCCCCTCGATGTACGCCTCTACCAGTTCAGCCGGGTAGGATTCACGGAGGCTGTCGATGTAGTCAGCCGGCAGAAACGGGTTAGAGTAGGACGGGGCCTGCACCATGCCGTAAGAGTCTGTACGCTTGGCCACCCATCGCTCATGACAGAACCTGAACCCCTCTGGCGTTGTGTAGGCTGATGCCTGGTTGAATGGATCAGTTACCCCGACTGGCGTCTGTCGGTTACGGGCTATAACCTGATTCCAAGCATGGCGGGCATGCTCTTTCTGTAGGGTGTCTAGCTCGTCACAGTGCGCCTTGTAAGTCTCATAACCCACGATGCGCTCGGGGTTGTCGAGCGTGCGCAAGATGAAGTCCCCGAACCTTGGGGCGCTGGTGTAGATTACGTTCTCTGACTTGTTGTAGGTGTGCTGGATGCCATGCTCTGTCAGCTTAGACGTGATGCGAGGCGCGGTGATGAGTCGCACGAGGTCATAGGTCGGAGCGTATAGCCCAATGAGCGTATCGCTCGACTCGCAAGCGTCAATCATGGCCGCGTTAGCCATAGCCTCAGAC